CGGTATAAGTAGCATTTTTAGATGGTTCTTTAAACTGTCCTAAATCATTAGTTTTAATATTAATATGTTTCTCGTCTATTATTTCTTCTGCTAACATATCAACATTAATCCAATACTTTACTTTGTATTTCATCTATAATGCTTCTTCAACATCAAATTGATATTCGTAATATAAATTACCATCTTTATCTGCGCCAGATACTCCAAAATCTTGAATATCAGAAGTTAAAGAAACTGTAAAAGGTACATTATCATAAGTGACTGCTGAATCATTTGCTACTACTTCAAGTAAAGGTGGTTCTATTGTAACAGTTGCTGCATTACTAGAACTTGTTACATCTGCAACAACCATATAAATTTTATTATGACTAGCAAACTTTAAAAAATCTCCAGCTTTAAATCTACCAGCTCCATCTCCAGCAAAAGCATCCATAGCTATTGTTGTATCTCCAACTGCGTGACTACCATTAACTAATACACTTCCTGATTCATTTCCAGCAGCATCTTCTATTTCTGGTGGTATGATTGTAAAAGTTTCTTTTTGACTTCTTTGTTTTACAATAAATGCTATTAACGCACCATATACATCTGATCTTTTTGCAGTAATAATTTGAACTGTAAAAGCCCATCTTTGGTTATCTATTTGTCTAACTAATCTTTTACCTGATACTGATTTAGATATAATTGTATTTTGAATTGACTTTATTCCTAAAGTTCCAAATTTAGCAGTTGATATAGGGAAAGCACCTGACATTATACTATACTTTTTTCACCCCTTTCATTTACAGCTTGATTAATTAATTGTGAAATTGTTCCTCTACTTTCAGTTAATAGTTGATCAAATCCTCTTGCATCTACTGTATTAATATTAAAATTGACTGTTGTACTACCACCAGTTCCAGTTCCTCTTGCGTTTTGTGTGATTTGTCCTGTTTGGTTTGGTACAAATAACTCTGCACCTCTTTCACCTACTACTACTGGCTTACCACTTGCTACTGCACCACCACTAGCCATAAAAGGTATTCCACCACCACTACCACCAGTTAAAGCATTAAGCAGAATTTGTCTTTTTAAGTTAGTGTTTTGTTTTCTAATTAAATTATCTTTTTTTTCTTCTTCTTTGACAATATCTCCTAATAATATTTTTTCTATTCCAAGTAAAGCAAGTCTTTCGATAGTTTTAGAAATAATATTAACTAATATTTGTTGTGCTAATGCTTTAAATGAAGCAGTTAGTTCTTTACCTAATACTATTGACTCTGCAATAGATTTTGAAACACTACCTACACCAGACTTTATCATCTTAACTATTTCATCTTGAATTTTAAAAGCATTATTTTGTTTTTTAATTTGTTCTGTTATTTCTTCAAGTAAAGATTTTTTTTCTATAATTTTGTTTATTTCTCCAGCTACATCACGCATATTTGGTTTAAAAAATTTTTGTTTTTTAAATGCTTCATTATTTGCATTAATTTTTTCTACAATTTTATCAAGTTCTATTCCTAACAATTTATATGTTGCAATAGAAGCTGCAACAGAAGCCGCAACTAAAGGTAATCCAACACCTGATAAAGAAACTATTGCTCTTAATGAAGCTACAATAGGAATTAATGCTCTAGCCCATCTTACAAACATAAAACCAATTTTTAATGATACTAATACTTTTAATGCTGTGCCTATTTCTGATGAAAATTTTGCTAGTAATTTAAAACCATTTGCTAACTTTTCTACTGCAACACCTAAAACAGTTCCAATAGTTATAGCAATATTATCAAGAGTTTCTGAATTTTTTTCTAATGATTTATTAAGATCGCTAAATTGACTTTTAAGTTGTGCAAAGAATCCAGCATCTAACAAAGTTCTTTTAAAATTAAAAACCTTATCTCCTATCATTGATAAAGTACCCTCTAAAGTTTTTGCTAGTTCATCTGTTGCACCATCAAATTTTCCACCTTTACCAAAGACTCTTTCAAATGCTGCTGCTGTTTCTTCTACTGATACAGTTGCACCAGCTTTAAATCCTAACATAGATTTTACACCACGATCTCTAAATAAATCTGCCGCACTAATACCAGCACTCATTGATCTCTGAATTTGCTCTGCTGTTGTTCTAAAATCTAACCCTGTAACTGCCGCAACATTACCTGTAATTTTCATTAAATTTGCTAATTCTTCAGCATCTTTAGAAACAACTGATAATACTCCTGAACCTGATTGTATTTCTTCTAATGAGAAAGGAACTTTAGATGCAAATTTTGCCATTTCATCAAATGCTTTTGCACCCTCTCTAGCATTACCAAATAAGAATTTTAATCTAACTTGTAATCCTTCTATTTGTTTTCCAGTATTAACTAAATTTCTAATAACTAAACCAGCACCTAAACCAATAAAAGCATTTTGAAGATTAAATACTGCACTCTTTAATTTTCCTAAACTAGATTGAACACCAGTTAAAGCCTGTTTCGACTTATCCTTTGCTACAATGTCTATTTTAAGTTGTTGTGCCATAATTTATCTTTTTGCTTTTGCTATTCTATCTTGACTTTTATACTCATCTTGTTCTTTTTTCAAGTAAGCTAACCATAAATTATAATGGCTCATTGGCATATCTAATACTTGTTGAATTGTTATATGAAGTCTGTCTGCTACTACTAAAAGCGATCTGATTTCAGGATCGCTAACTACTTTTTTTCGGCTTCCTCGTAATTAGTATCTACAAGAATTTTGTTGGCAATATTAGCAATAACATTAGAGTCTGCTTTTTTTCTTAAAGCAAGTTTATCAAATGGTTCAAATGCTTTAATCA